TATAATCATGTGTTTTTGCCAATTCAAGAGCATAAAACCTTGCAGCTTCACGGTCTTCAAAGACTTTTATTTGTTCAGCGTCAAGTGCTTCCACTTGAGTATCCTGATATGTTACTGTCCAAACCGTTTTCATGCGAAAAAACTCCCTATTGTTACTTTCTTTTCGTGTGTCCATCCCACGCATTGTAGCACATTTTTGAGAGGTTCTAAGAAAGACTTCTCAAATTGTAACTGATAGTCAACATATTTGTCAAGTTTCATTTCTGGTGGGATGTCACTAAAAAATGACACACAATTCTCATGCAATGGATTTGGTGTCTTTAGGTAAATGAACTTGATTTTTTCTCCCTCTTGAATGTATGGATACTTATGTTCTAACTTGTTCTTCCTTACAAAATCATTGTAAAGTAATGCACCCCTTACGTGGATGGGTGTTCCTTTGCAATAGATGTCAGTTCTGCTGCGGTATTTTTCAAGGTTGTTAACTCCTCTGGGGAAGGCGACTCCTTCTGTTCCTTGCTCTTTGGTCTCTGCTCTGACCGCATTGACAAAAGAGATAAGCTCATCATTTGTTTTGCTGATAATGATCTTAAAAGCTGCATATAACTTGTCCCTAAAATATTGAGGTGTTGAAGACCTTGCTGTCTCCAAACCCATGATTTTCATCTTGGGTTCTTTGTACCTGACTCCTTCTGAGTCCCACACATTTAATATATATCTCTTCTTTGCTGTCCATATACCACGATCTGCAATATTTTCACGTTTCATAATCATTTTTTGATCATACGCATTAACATATGTTGCCAATTCTTCATAGGACGCATTAATAAACGGTTCAAGTTTATCTTTGCAGACCTTATCAAGTAATTCAACAATCTTATTCTTATCGTCAGACTTATTACTAAAAAATTTATTAACAACAGGTCCGAGATTAAGATATATTGAATCGGTGTCAGATGCAATGACATAATCTACCTTGTCTGTACTGAGCAGTTTATTTAGATAACCATTCATCTTGTTCTCAATCCATCGGATTGATACCTGACCAGATAGAGTAATTGCTTCTGCATTTGCAAGACGATAGTAACGGAAGTGTTCATTACCAATAGCACCATAGGCAGAGTTGAGAGAGATCTTCTTTGCCATCTGAATATTATTACAGCGAGCAATCTCTTTCATCAGTTCAACAGTAGGAGTTTTTTCATACTGTTGCTTTGCCTTAATCATTTTCTTTTTGAAGATGACTCTAGAGTCATACATTTTTTGCATCATCAAAGGCAAGAATCCTTGTTCATCTTTCCTATACTGTGCTCCGTTAGCACACACAGCAAAGTCACCATCAATATCTACCTCTTGTTGAAGTATTCTATCAACTGTAACTGTTGGGTGTCTGTCATCCGTGAGCGTTTCTGGGGAAATATTATATTGCATAATAAGATGAGGATACAGACTATTAAGGTCAAAATTGACCACCCAGTCATAGCGTCCTGCTTTTGGTTCTTTGACATAAGCACCTGCGTATTTTGCATCTTTAAGTGCATCCCTTTTAGGAGGGATAGCAATCTTACGTTTATTTAATTCACAATAGATGTAGTTGTCCCACATTCTTACCTGTGAAAATACATCTTCATAGTTTACTTTGGCATCATATGCCATAGTAAATGCTAGATCAAGTAGTTTCATCTTGTCATCAAGTTTATCTACTAACCTAACGTCATGAATGTTATACTCAATAAATTTTTGCCAGTTCTTTTCATAGAACTCCTTGAAAGTGTCATACTCAGAGTGATCTAACTTTCTTTCCCCAAGTTCAACCAAACAGATGTGATCCAAGCGATAACTTTCTTGGTTTGTATAAGTGAATTTTCTGTATAATTCAAGGTAATCC